GAACGCGCACGCGACGAGCACGACGAGCGACACGATCCAGGTCAGCCGCGGCCGGTGCGCGATCAGGAGGCCCACGCGCCGCCAGAGGCCGCGGATGCCCTCCAGGCCGGCCACGCGCTCTGCGCCCTCGTGCTTGGGCTGCGCGTGCTCGCCCGCGAACCTCGGCCGGAACGGCCAGAACGTGCGACTGAGTGTTACCACGTCCAGTATGCCGTCTGCCCTTGCTTCAGCTACGGCGAATGCCAGCGCATCAACTGTGGCCGGTGCTAACGGATTGGATGTATACATTTTATCGGACTGATTGGCGTAAACGTTAGACGCGCCAGCCCATACTGTGTAGTTGTCCAGCACACATACCGATGTAGGATCGAAGTTAATGGTTCCTTGTAAGTTGGCAAAGACAACACCGCTGCCTTGTGTTGCCGTGTAGCCTGATCCAAAACCACCACCGCCAAGACCGTTCGTAGCGATAACTAGACAGGTACGATCTTCTGCCATGCGTATGATCGGCGGATCGCCAACAGTTACACTACCGGCATAGACAGGCGAAAAACTTTCAACGAGATAATAGATACTGCCATCCGCATGACCGGACCAGATTGTACCGACTGCGTGACACAACACGATGCAAGGTGATGATGTTGGCTTGCTTCTTTGCGTCAGACCGGGTGAGCCTATAAGGCGTGTTCGCGCCAGCTTCTGTTCTTCCTGCTTGCGTACAACGACGCGACAGTTCAGCAGCTTTGCTGCGCCTTGGTCCTGATTAAGTGGATCGGCAAAGGAGCTAAAGATGTCAAGTGCTGGCATTTCATGACCTCACGAACCGAAGCCATTGCTGCCCTTTGGCCCAGTCACGCCAGCGACGATCTGCTGCTTCGCTGTCAGCGAGCACGGCACCCAAGACTTGCGGGTTGCGTCCATAGGTACCGAAGATGCGACGGCCTAGCATCAGCGTTATGTCATGAATGCCTTCCGGCGGCAGACCTACTACGTCACTGCCGTCTGCGGATGTTAGTGCGCCGATACGTCCGCCATATTCGATCAAGCATGCAGTAGCAGCACGCGGCGGTTGCCATGCGGTAACAAGAACAGAGCCGTCGATTTGTCGCTCTTGATGCCACTTGGTAATGATCCCCGGATAAGTGGTACGCACCACATCGACAATCGGTGCCTGTCGCGTTTCACGATTTACGCCGGGGCTGATATCACTGCACCAGATCGATCGAATTGCCACGGCATCGACGTTCACTAGCTTGCCAGTCCCGACCAGAAACGAATAGATGATGCCTTGCACACCGGCTGGCACCGTCACGCTGATACGCCTCATTAGATATTGCGAAGCGCCGTCAACGTGCTCGCTGCGGAGCATGTCATTCAACACTACTACGTTGTTGGCTATATCAACCGGTGTCGGATGCTCTGTCTGGTCAATGATACCGTACAGCTTCAGTGCATTCTCTATAACGGTGGCAGCGGTTGTCATTTAAATTTCCCAAGGAAACTTGAATACTTCCGGTGGCTCTACAGTACGTACTGAGTTGGATGGAACGAACGTGCCGTCATAGTCCTGCGGATTGACGTACTGCACCGTAGCACGGTCTTGGTTCTGGTTAAGCGTTCTCTGGTAGTCAATAAAACTCGCGGTACCACGTTCTGTCTGGTTCAGTTTCAGGAAAGCCTGCACCCGCACAGCATCGTCAGGTGCCATCTTCATCGTGTTGACGGACCAGATGTCATCCAGACCCCAACGGGCTGGCAGCGGTTCTGGCGGGGGTTCGATAGAACGGTCCGGGTGGACTTGATAGTCATAGACCGGCGGCCATGGATCGAGACACGGCTTGACCGGCCTTCCGCTTGACTGTGTGCAAACGAGAAGCCCGGTCAGACGTTCGCGAGCGAGAGTGTTGTAGGGTACCCGGTCGCCGCAACGGCTACAGGCACCCCAAGTCTCGAAACGTCCAAACCGTGGTTTCTCTTCATGCAATTACGTTGCACCCGGAGACATATAAACGCAGCGCCAATCAACGATGGACGCGGAGCAGCGGAACCAGATCGCAATCAGTGAAGCTTGGTTCGACCAGTTGCTGTCCTCGCGTGTCTCAAGACCGGAGCGTTCCCAGAACGTGAAACCTTCGCCGTTGTCCATGGACTGGACACTGGTCTGAATGAAGTAGTCGTCTTTCGAAACGAGGTACGGCGTTTCGATTACTTCCGGCAAGGCACCGGTCGCCCGCAACACGTTGATGTTGTTGGTCTGCGCATTCCATTGCAAGGGTGAGCCAAGGATACGCCGGGTTTCCGGCCCACTCTCCGGGGAGAGAATGACACGGCTTGGCAGAACGTTGATAAGGAAGCCACGTCCGTTGCGGGTGTATCCGATCTGGATCACCGCGTTCTCGAAAGCGAGTTCGCTGACGTTAGCGGATGTCAGAAGATTGGACTGTAGTCCCGAAGCGGTGGGGTGTGAAGCAGAAGCAAGAGGCACGTTATCAGCACGAATACCATTAACAGCATCAATAGCAACTTGAAGCGGAGCGTGCGCAATGTACTCTTCGGTTTGTCGCGCGGAGTAGGCAAGTTCTTTCATCATCCTTGACGCAACATCTTCGTAGAGGTTGTCGTCTTTTGCTTCGCGGGAGATTGCAACACCAAGACCATAGCTGGCATGCGTGACCTGAGTGCGATAGCCTTCGTTGGGAAAATCAAAAGCAACTGGTTCAAGTTCTGGCTGTTGAACCGCAAGGCCAAGACCGGCCCTTTCCGTCATGAACTCTTCGAATGCTTTTTCCGATGACTTGTTGTCGAAGAAGTTGGTGTAGATCGGCGCTAGCCTGTCGTAATCCAAACCGAAAAGTGCATGAAGGCCGGGCCAATACTGTGAAGGTTGAAGGCTGCGGTCGATGACTTGCATTCGGGCAATCCCCCTTGGTAAGCCCGGATGGGCTGTGCAAGGTACCACTACCATATTTAGTAGGTTCCTGTAAAATAGTACTTGACTTTGTATACACTCATTCCCAAGGATCGCTGATGTTTGAAAGCCCCAAGCTGAAGCTCGATCTGGAAGCACCCGAAGATATCGGCAACCTTGCGGAAAGACTTAGCGAAAGCGACTGTCATTCCTTGGCCGATCACGTTATCGAACTCGTAAAAATCGATCAACGGTCCATGGATGAATGGCTTGGCAAAGCCAACGGCTATCTTGATGAAATCGACAAGGACGGCAACACCCGCATGCCGGGTGCCGGTGAACAGACTGGCAGCGGCGAGGACACGATCCCGCCCTCTACGTCGCTAACGCTATCGTCGGTCATTCAGGCTACGGCGCGGATCACAGGCGCTTTACTTTCAGAACCGGATTTGGTGAAGGCATCAGAACCCGGTGGCGAACCCTTGGCTAACTGGGTGTGCTCGCAACTTCGCACCGTAGACCCTGATTGGGTGACCGACACGGACCCCTTGATACTGCACATGGCAGTGACCGGGCTTGGCTGGCGCAAGCGTTGGTTTGACGAACATGAGGGTGAATTTCGCAGCGCCTTCCTGAACGTCAACGAAGTCATCATAAATGACAGCGCCAAGACGCTTGATAGAGTACCGCGTATCACTCACAAAATCCAAAAGTATCCCTACGAAATTCAGCGTTCAATTGAAATGGGACACTGGATCAACTACGAACCAAATTTTGACGACATCGACCCGCAAGAGCCGCAGGATTTTTATGAAGTCGATATGTGGCTGGATATGGACGGTGACGATTACGACGAACCGTACACGGTCACCGTAAATCTTGATGACGTACCGTGCATGGTCAAGTGCCTTCCACGCTGGACCAAAAAGACAATCATTAGCGATAAGAACTATCTGGTATTCCGTCCGGTCCGCCGCTACTACGCCTACAAGATGATCCCCGATCCGAAGGGTTCGTTTTTTCCACGGGGCTTTGGTTGGCTGCTGAACAAGACCGAACGTTCAGCTGACCGCCTATTGGCATCAATCGATGACACCGCAAAGCTGTCATCTGAAAATGGCGGCATCGCTGCAACCGGGGGCATTGGGCTGCCTGACAAGATCGAACTGAGGGGTAACCGTCTGACTTCGATCAACACAGACGGTCGCCCGATCAACGAAGTCGTATCGTTCTTCCCGTCCAAGCAAGTCACGCCGGGAATGTTTCAGTCGCTCGATAAGCTGATGACCTTGGGTGATCGCTTGGCTGGTACCCTGAACTTGCTGGAAAATGCTCCAGCTTCCATGACCGCCACGCTGGCGAAAGGCATCATCGACAACGGTGCGCAACAGCACAGCGCGGTTCATCGTCGCATTATTGGCAGCATCACGGAAGAGGTACGCGCCTTTGCGGCCATGGCTAATGCCATGGACATCCTGCCAAAGACCATCGATCCCAAAGGTGCTATTGAAATTACCGCCGATCCGAACATGGCAACGGAGCTACATCGCGGCGCAACGGCACAAGCCTACCATGACATGCTTCAGATGCCGATGGTGTTCAACCCTCACGAAGTAGGGCTGCGCTACGCACAGATCATGCGTTTTCCAAATCCTGAGAAGCTGATTGCACCGCCGCCCCCGCGTCCAACGGCAACGCCAATGGAGCAAGGCGAAATGGCGTTGGCAATGGAGAAGGAAAAGACCAACCGCTTGAAGGCAAACTCGCAATCGGCGCTGCAAATGGCACAAGCTATCTTGGCACTGTCGAAAGCGGCAGAAGTGCCCGGCAACATCGATCTGATGCGGATACAGCTTGTGCGGCTTGAGAAAACAATGGAGCAACTGAACAGTGACACGAATAGCGTCGGAAGCGACAACGCGGGAATGGCTGGACCATCCCCTGTCCCACCACCTCAAGCAAGCCCTCCAAATCCGCAGGGACCGATTGGTGGGGGAACTGCTATCGGGCCGGGCGGCGGACCCGATCAGGCAGGGGCAAGCGGTAGCCCTCCAATGGGTATGCCAATTGTTGGACCAGCCCCCGGAGCAGCTAATGGAAGCGCTCCACAAGGAATGCCACCAGTAGTACCACAGGGACCAATTCAATGAGTGTATACGGCTTCGAGATACCGCACCACAAAGTCAAACCGGCCCGCGATTACATTTCAATTCAAATCCCGATGCCGCCGCGCAGGATCGGCAGCATTGTCACGCCGGATATCTGGCGCGAGTACGGGCAGCACGCAGTGCAGGCTGGCATCATCCGCGCGATAGGACCGCTGGCTTTTCAGTACAAAGCCAACGAAGGACTGAAGCGTCAGGAAGCCGAACTTGGCGATTGGGTCATCATCCGTTGGGGTGCTGGCACCATGTTTCAGGCTACCAAGGGCATTGTCGTATCCGGCGGTTGGCGGTATATCTCCAGCTTCAATGACGTTATCGGTATCATCGCAGCAAGCGACATGCCCGATCCGGCTACGCTGGAATGGGAAGAGGGCGACGATGAAAAGCTTGGCATGGTAGAGCCTGCCGGTCCCGTTGACCGTGATGCCGGTGTCCGCGAGCGTACCGTCTACGGAGCAACTAATGGCCGATCTTGAACAGATGCTGAAGAACCAAGTGCAAGCTAACCTGACCTACGCACTTGATAGTGCTACGCAGGCTGGCGACATCCAAGCCGCCAGAAAGGCCGCGCAGCAGCTTCAGGAATTTGCCCTGTCAACGGTCAAGCCCGCTGACGCGCCATCATTCACCAATGCTGACATCCGCACAGCCATCAAAGCCAAGGCACCATGGTTTGGTGTCGATCCGCGCCGCAGCGCCAAGGCTGTGGAGTTTGGCAAGAACATGGAACCGCAGAGTTTCAAGAGTGCGGAAGAGTTTGCCAAAGCCATCATCGAAGCTGTTGAAGATGATTTCAAGCCGCCGGAAGAGGATGACGAAAAAGAAGAATACGAAAAAGAAGATGAAGAAGAGGACGATGAAAAAGAAGAAAAGAAAGTAGCACGCAAAAAGACCGATGCGCCATCCAGCAGCATGTCTCGCGCTGTACCCCGCAAATCATCCGGTCCTTGGACAAAACTGTCGGATGCTCCGAAGGACGTTGCCGACACCATCAAGAAAGCGTCCGACAAGTTCACGCGCAATGCTACCAAGGAACAGCGTCAGAAGTACGTTGAGACTGCGCTGGCAACGGCATACGCCGCTGACCAAAGATCGCGAGGTAAAAAATAATGCCCGTAACACCACCGTTCAATCCGTTCGTTCCGTCAGGAAATATGAACGATGGACTGCCTGAAAATCTAGTACCGAACCCGCCTTCCGACATTCCTGAAGTCCCGCCGATGAACGATGCCACGGCATCGATGTCGAACGGCAACGAAGCGCAGGACGTTGACAGCATCATTGCCAGCCTGACCCTGAACCGTG